ATTAACGACGCAGACGGCATTCGCTATTTGGAAATAGACTATAACAAAGGGCTTGATACGTAATGCCTGCTTTTGTCGGCAACAAAAAAGTTGAAGCTTACGAGTGGATAAGCAATCGCGACTTGGTTGATTCAGCTCATCTACTGATGGGGAGCATTGACCTTGATCCAGCTAGTTCAGAGATGGCAAATAAATATGTCAATGCAAAAAACTTTTACACCATCACTGATGATGGTTTAAATGACCAGGAGTGGCATGGGAGTGTCTATCTATTCCCACCGAACAAAACTTATTTTTGGAATACTAAAGCTTATAGGTGGAAACCAACGAGAGGTTTATCGCCTACGTTGACATCAGGTTACGCGCTCTGGTGGCAAACATTAAAAAGAAAGTGGTTGAGTGGGGAGGTTGACCAAGCTGTCTACTTCTGTAATTGTCCTGACATGTTTCAATACTGTCAAGATATTTTTGATCACCCCATTTGCATCCTTCGTACGCGCCCTATTCTTCTTCAGCATTTCTTAGCAACTGATGAAATCAAGTCAAGAAATACTTGCATCTCTTTTGTAGTGTATCTCCAGCCCAAAGAGTACACCTCCGATGCCACTCAAAATTTTATTGATATTTACGGTGACAAAGGCAAACTTCTCTACTAAGTCGGTTAAACTGATCAAGCTTGACTGACGTTATGAGCATTCTTTCCGACCGCGAAATCAAACACCTGGCACTTGAGCAGGGAATGATTCAACCTTTTCAGGACCGTCTTATCAGCGAAGAAGATGGTCGGCGCTTGTTGAGTTATGGGCTTAGCTCCTATGGCTATGACATTCGCCTGTCACCTAAACAATGCTTAATCTTTGGTGGAGTCCAGAGGGGAGACTGTGATCCAAAGAATTTTGATCCAGAGATTTTAAAGCCTGCCGAGTTGTTAGAAGATGAAAAGGGTCAGTACTTTTTGATTCCGCCTTATGGCTATTGCCTAGGAGTGGCAGAAGAATATTTAAATCTACCTGCCGACGTAACCGTTGTTGCAGTAGGGAAAAGTACTTATGCCCGTTCCGGTATCCTTGCTAATATCACACCAGCGGAATCAACTTGGAGTGGCCACTTAACACTTGAGATTAGTAATTGCACTGCTTTGTTTAATCGTATCTATGCTAATGAAGGAATCTGTCAACTCCTTTTCTTTCGCGGTAATCCTTGCGATGTAACTTACAGTGACCGTAAAGGTAAGTACAACGATCAACCAAAGGAAGTAGTCTTTAGTCAGGTTTAAAACCCTCTAAAGGTACCTGAGTATCCGCTGGGCTTACGTGCATAGTTCGTGCTCCCAGCGGTACCCACAGTGTCTCCAAGGCTTGGTAACTGCACACCAGCGATTACAGCCTCTCCCCTAGGTGTTTCACCTCTGATTCCTGGTTCAGCAATCTGACTACGTTGACGGTAGGCCCCAGCAGTTTTAGCTGCTGCCATGTATTTAGAAATTCTGTCCTGTGCGTCTTCTTGGTGTTTCCTGTCACCAAACTCTTTGATGCGGTCAGCATATTGCTCCTTTCCTTCTAGGTCTAAACGACGAAGGTCTACGTCCCGACTCTGTTCAGGATTCAAGTCAGACGAGTCAACACCAGAAGTACCGGCGTCTTGCCGTGGGTCGTAAGTCGGGTCTAAGAATCTTGCCATGATAATATTGTAATTGAAAGAATTTAAAGGCTAAATATCCCATGATGCATTCCGCCAATATTCCGGATGCGTTCCTGGATAGCTACATCGGTACTAACGATGAAGTTAAGAAGCGTTGTCTAAGCCCGCTCGACTTTGGTGATGAGTTGGACAACGAAATGAATGACGTTCCGCTCCAAGACATGTATAATCGTGGTTTAGTGCTCACCCAACAGGGCCGAGAGCGCACAAACCTACAGCTTGAAGGCGGTGAACGATGCGGACTAACGGGTTTAATACCGAGTGCAGAACAGGGGCTGATGATGGGAGCATCACCCAAGCCACAGGGAATCTTGATGGCACTAGGGGTACCGGACGAGAATCAGATCGAGATGTCGAAGAAACGCCGTGGTTTAATCCGGTAGAAGGTGAGTGTAAGGATGGGTTCTGCCCCATGCCTCAACCAAAAGTTGATATGGTAAATCATCCACCACACTATTCCAACCCAAATAAAAAACTTGAAACTATTGATAAGATCGAGGATGCGGTTCAGTTTGCACCTGATCCTGTTCTTGGTGGGCTCCAATGGCAGGTGTTGAAGTATATGGACAGACTTTGGGACAAAAAGAACCCTAAGCAGGACGCTCAAAAAGCACTCTGGTACCTCACTCGGTTAATCGACAAACTTGACTAGAAGGGGCTTAGTTCCTTTCTTAGTTCGTCATTATCGTCGTCTTCGTCGTCATCATCGTCAAACTCGTCGGAACACATTAAGGCCAGCTCAGTTAATTCAAGCTGGGTTGGCATGTCCCATTCAAGTTCGATATGCTCATCGGCCAGGATATCTTTAACAGCCGCCCACTCGATCATTCGTCGGTGGTACAGGTTCAGGAGTGCGGCATACAGTTGATCCCAGGTCATCTCCTGAGCTTCTAGCTCTGCTTTGCGCATAGCAAACTGCAGTTGCAGTGGAAGCTCTAGCTCTCTTGGATGGACTGTTTCTTCCATTTGCATGCGAGTCACCTAGGAATATTCTAGGTCCAGTTATCGATGGTACTAGGTAGCCTATCACTCTCTAGGTAATCAATGTGGTATTCATCCAGGATAAAGTCATTGGCAAAACCAGCCAAGATATACGGATTTAACTGAGCCTCCAGTCGCCTAATGGCTGTGATATGACGTGGCGAGGCGGCATAATCACGAAAAGCTTTAAGCAAAATATCTCCTGAAGCCAAGGCAACGTCTTTAATTTCTTCCAGGAAAAGAAAAGACTCCTCTCGGCGGCGGTTAATGAGACCACCAATAGCACGGTCGTAGTCATCAAAGATCCAACGAGAAATCTCTGTTGTTGCACCAGGCCAATTTTCGCATTCAATCTGATCAATCAAGTTGCTGTATAGAAAAGCATCCCACCCAACTGAGTGAATAAAAGAAATTAATGCTTCTTTCATCGAGGAATCCATGCCAAGATTTAAGCGTTTGATATCTTCTTCGATGATCTCCATGTCATGAACTAGATACTCCAGTGCCTTCTGCTGGGAGCAACACTGACCTTTCTTTACTGCTGTGCCGTCTGGGTAGTATTGAGATCCATAACCAAACGTGTAGGGTGCTGCACCTGTACTGGGATCAGGATAAGCAGTCTCACTGTAGCCTTCGTACTTCTTAATTATGCTAGATGCCCGCGCAAAAGAAGACATAAGATGTAACCCAGTTACATCCCATAATAAACATATATTACGTAAAGGTGTTAGCCTTTACCTTGCCCACGAGATTTTTTTCTTCCGTGGTTGGGTTTTGAATGCATCCCCTGGCCTTGCTTGGTACCTTTGGGCCGGCCCTCTTTTTTCTGAGTAAGAGACTTTATTTTGTTCATTTAAGCTACCATTTTTCGCGATTTGCCCAAAATGCTGCAGACATTTTGCCCTTAGCAATATTTTTAGCGTGGCGAGCTTTAAAGCTTGCACGTTTTTGCTTCATCCGATCAGACTCGCCTTCCTTGGGTTTTCCAGCAGTCTCTGCCCCTTGCTCACCAAAGCGAATTAATTTTTCTTTACCGTTGTCACAGGCTTTTACAATGTGACTTTTAGTGGGGTGACCAGGAGTTTTCTGTGGTTTATTACAAGCCATCTCACTTTTCTGATAACGCTTAGCAGCGGTAGCAGCTTGCTTTCGTTTGTCTGCCATCAGAGACCCTTGAACATGGAAGTGAACTCACCCAATATGGATGAACCAGACTTGGACTTAGTTAAGGGTTCCTCCTCATCTTCGCCCATTGCAATTCTAAAGTAACTATTCGTTCTAGGCGCTGGTTTGTCCGCTGTGGTGTCTGGTTCATCTGCATCAAAGAAACCTTCAATAGTACCAAGAGATGCAAGTGGGTCTTTAAAGTCAAGACCTGTTGTTTTTAGTGCTTCATTACTTCCTGATTTAGTAAGTAATACCTGTTCACCTCGGTCCATATCAGGGAAAAAATCATTGTAAAACTCATCTTCAGTTCCTTTGAACCCAGCGGATTGGAATGTTTTATACAACTCAGTCTCACCTTTGATATCTCCTGCTTTGTAATCCTCGGGACGCTCAATGTAAGTCACGCCAAGAGCTTCTTGCGTGGGCTTTTCTCTACGTTCGTTTAGATATTTGATATTCTCCCTGATCTCTTGGGCTGAACCAGTGCGCAAAGTCTCTTTCACATACTCTTTTAAATCGTCTATGCTACCCTTGAAATCGTCAATACCATATCTTTTAAGTACCTCATTCCAAGTATCTTTATTGGCTGGGTCCAAGCCCCGCAACATCTCATCAGCAAACTCATCAGGAGTAATGAATTGACCAAAAACAGTACCCTGCTTTAACACTTCTTCATTGAGAGCAGGAAGAATTTGCTTA